GGCAGTTCATAATATGCAGCAGTAGAACCATCTGATTTGCTTTCAGAAGTAGTATCATAAGGGTCTACATATCTAACAGGTTTACTTACCCCGTTTGCTTCATCCCATTCTCTTTTTTTTCTGGCATTGTCTCTTTCAAAAGCTTCATCCCATTCTTCTGACGTAGAGTCATTCAGTTTCTTTGATTTGGTCATAGTCCCTCCATTCAGTAGGCAATGTGTCTGCGGTGTACCAGCGAAAATTTTTAGCCTTTGCCCATTCAGAGTGGCTACGCTTAGTACCATTTTTTCTTTTCTTAGCCATAGGCATAGGAAGATCAGGATTATCAAATAAAAATACTAATTCAGTATTAGCTGGTAGTACTTTTTTAATCCATACATACTTAGTGTATTCAGCGTGATCCCAGAATCTTCCTTTAGCTTCAATTAGTATTGTCTGCTCACCAAACTTCCTAACAAAGTCAGGTTCATACTTGTGTTCAATAACATAATTAACTTGATCACCATGATGTTGCCAATGTTTTAATACTGTGCTGTGCAGCTTTCTTTCAAAGCCAGAGTCGTAACCTCCCTTAGATCTTGTTAGTTCAGGAGGACGTTTCTTTCTTTTACGTTGCATTAACTTCTACCTACTTGAGCGCAATAATTTTTAACATCTATTAAAGAAATAGTTTCAATAGGTTTTGTTTTAGCTAATTGCTTTAACACAGACTTCATACCTTTAGTAGACATTGTAAGTGCATAGCTCCCTCTTTCACTAGGAGCATACTCTGTTTTAGCCACAGAAGATTTATCAACCTTTGCTGCTTCTTTCTCTGATAGATGTTCTTTCAGTAAAGCCATTGAAAATTCTTCTGCTTTCTTACTAAACTTTTTAGCAGTTCTAGAATTCATAATGCAGTCATCTCCTCTACTTTAGGAAGTACAGCAATTCTTGTAAAGTGGCGTAAGCCATTAGCATATTTAAAAGATCTAAGACCTTGTCCTCCATTAGCATCTTGCCAACATATTGCTTTATGTTGACAGTACACACATCCTACAGCTAACTTCATGTTCCCTGACTTACCTTCAGGGACAGGCTCATAACATTTTTCAGGCATTACATCTTCTTGTAAAATACCTTTAATATTATTTATCCTAGTAATAGGATTAGGTTTTATTAGGTCACCCGGACTGTAGTAAGTTAATTCACCTGACTCTTTATTGACTGCTAAGAAACCTCCATTAGAAGATTTTTCAGCAGCTTCATAAGCAGATAGCTGCATCATGTAACCAAAAGGATCATTCTCATGGAGGGTGCCTTCAGCAAACTTTCTAAACGCAAAGCTTGAAGCAGTCTTTATATCAACTACCTCACCATTAATCTTACAGTCGATGTGTCCTTTGATTCCTTCAAGGTCTACTTCTTTTTGTTCATCAGTTACTTTGTTGTCAGTCATACGAACTAACATAAGAATAATTTCTTCTAATAAATGCCCATACAGAAACTTAATAAATGTTTGAGGTGCTATTCTTGAAGCAGTCTTTTCTTGTCTACTATCAAACCACATCTGTCTTAGGGGCTTACCTATGTTAGACATTCTTACAGAAAACTCAGAAGATGGTTTAGGGTTTGACCAGTGTCTGAGCGCATCCTTAACAGCTTCTCCTGTCCTTTCAATTTCTTCTTCTGACAGGTCAATAGGCCCATCATTAAGTTTATCTAATTTATTGTAGATGTCTTTTATTAGTAGACTATTCATTAGTGTGTATCACTCCAGTTATCACCTACTTTATATTCACCAGTTAAGGGGCAGTGTAAGTTTAAAGAGACACCTGCCTCTTCTATAGCTTCTACTCCTAACTGCCCAACATAATCTGCATCTTCTTCGACTACTTCTATCTGCCACTCATCATGTACGTTAGCTACAAAGTGTGCGTCATATACTGCTAGTTTGTTATTCAATATCACAAGAGCTTCTTTCATTACAATAGCTCCTGCTCCCTGCAGCAAAGCATTCAAAGCACTATGCTCACTTCTAATTTTTAACTTCCTACCGTCTAGTCCTTTGAGACATCCATTTTTTTGGACAGTTCTTGATACTCTGTTTCTAAGATTTGCAAATGCAGGTAGATTATCGAAGAAAGATTTTCTAAGTTTTGCACCAGTGTCTTTGTTTCCTCCAGCCACTGACCCAAGCTTTTCATCTCCTGCCCCGTACAAAAGCGAATAGATGAATGTCTTTGCCTGATCTCTTGATTTAAGTCCTGCAAGTTTTTGGTTAGCTGTGTGGATATCTCCTGAGATAATTTCATTAATGTAATCCTCATCATTCATGTAGTGAGCCAGCATTCTTAACTCAAGCCCACTAGCATCTATACCAACTAACTTGTACTTATCTGGTACTCGCCAGCAACCCCTGAAAGCCTTACCATAGGGAACAGATACACTAGGAACCTGTGCCATGTTGGGACTACGATGTGTCATGCGTCCTGTTACAGTACCATTGTGAATCACATGACTGTGTACTCTGAACGTAGCTGAGTCAGCTTCTTTAATCCAAGAGTTAAGCTGAGTAATACGCTTTTGCAATAGGAAGTACTTCTGGATGTAAGCAGCTTCTGGTATATCAGTAATCTCCTCAAGTATTTTTTCATTTAAGATGACATTACCTTTCTTAGTAAACTTACGTGGTTTCCATCCAAAGTCTTTTAAGTACTCAATAAGCTGCTGCCTAGAAGAAATATTAAGTTCTTTAACTTCTGTTCGGACTACATGCTTAGTACCTGACTGCTGCATTTCAGCAAACTCAACATCACTTAGTCTTGTGCCTTCTCCATTTTCAGTTATTGCATTCCTTGCAGCACTACCATCTTTCTTGTACTTAGGGTACAGCTTGGTTTCTTTGTTCTTAGGTTTGAATACTTCGTGAATCCTTTTCTCAGTTTTAATAATTGCATTGCCTAACTCAGCGTGAATATCTCCTGCTTTATTAAAGTCTAATAAAAAACCATAGCGTTCTTGCTCACCTAAGATCTCAGCAACTTTATGCTCTAGGTCAATACACTGTCTGCTGAATCCTTTTGCTTCACTTCTAAGTTCATGGAATACCTTAGTGTTTAATTCCACATCTCTAATACAATACTTCAACATTTGCACTGAGTAATGGCTGTAGTCATCAAACTCAATCTTAGGAAAGCCTAAAATCTTTCCCCAATCAGCAAGCTTATGACCTGACTCACGATCAGCACCAAACAATCTAGAAAGAACTAAGGTGTCTAGTATCTCTTTATCCCTAGCAAAGTAGGGATCGTCTAGTATTTTGCGTACACAAGGTATATCAAAGGTAAGGATGTTGTGACCTATTAAAGTGTCAGCAGTTTTAAGGTACTCCAAACCTTCTGCTAACTCACTAGGGCCAAACGAACGAATCTCTTCAGTGTCTACATCTTGAGCAACAATGCACCATATTTTTGTATACTGTAGCCCATCAGTTTCTACATCAAATACCAGCTTACTCATATCAATGACTCCTCATTACTCATTTGTAAATCACTGTCATCACATTCTGTTAGTCTACCTGTCACTGGATCATAAATAATATGACCTGCCTCGCCTACTTCACCAGAGTATCTGTTTTTCAGAACTCTGAGTCGTGTAGTTCTAGCTTGTACTTCATCTTCAGATTGTTGATTACGTTCTAAAGCAAGAACTGAGTCAGCTATTTGAGCAATTACATGAGATCCTCTAAGGTGAGATAGATTAACCTCTGCTCCATTCTCATGTCCCTTGTTGCCATCAAGCCTTCTCAAGTGAGACACAGTAACAATAGATATGTTTAGTTCTTCACATAGATCCCTGAACTTATGCATGATCTTGTTAATTTCAGCAGTCTCATTGTCTCCACCTGCAGCACTGATCATGTGGATGTGATCTATAAAGATCCACTTACACTCTGAACCTGCTGCCATGAACTTAACTCTATCGGCAATAGCAGAAAGATTGTTCTCGCCAAAGTGTTCGTACACCCATACCCTGTTTTTGTTTACACCTTCAAACAAAGCATCATGCCATTCACTGAGTCGATCTAGCTCGTAGGTATCCCTTATACTATCTTTCGATAGACGTTCATTAGCTTCAATAGACATCAGACCATCAATGGTTCGTTCATAGCTTTCTTCAAGCATGACGATACCTATGTTGTCTTCTGTTGTTTTAAGTAAGTGGTGTTGTAACTCTCTACATACAGCACTCTTACCTAACCCTGTTCCCGCCGTCAGTATCATTATTTCACCTTGACGTAAGCCTTCTAGCTTTTCATTAAGCCCTTGCCAAGGATAAGGTACAGATAGTTTAGTTGGACGTTCTAGGTATCGCTTCTTATGATCACTAACAGATACAAGACCACTAGGTGTATAGGTTTTAGCTCCATACCAAGCATCCTTAAATGCTTTTTGTTGTCCTGCCATGAGCATTTCATTAGCATCATTGAAGTCAGAAGGGAGTGAGACTATCTTTGTTTTACCTGTCTGAAGAAGCTTGGCTACTTTGTCAGTAGCTTTACGCCCCGGCTCATCCATATCAAAACAAAGGACTACATTGTCAAAGGAGTAGAGGTACTCAAGGTTGTTGCGTACTGCTCTTTCTGCATCAGAAGAGGACTTCACTCCTAGTACAGCGTAGTTGGTATCACTGGTGTTGAGCATTTGATAACCAGACATTGCATCTATTTCACCTTCAAACAAAGTAACGAACCTTTGTCCTCCATCAAACAGTTGCTTACCAAACAAATCTACCTTTGAAGCACCATCAGTCCATACAAACTGAAAAGCTTCATTGTTCCTTTTCTTTTCAACGTCCCTTATCTTTATAACTTCTTCTTCACCATTGTAGTAAGGGTAGTAATGTTTGATGTCATTACCATGCTCATCCTTTACTACTTTGACATTGAACTTTTTAACAGTTGCTAGGGTTAAGCTACGTGATTCTATAGCTGATATTTCTCCTCCTTTAGGTTTACTTATTTTATGTTTAGGTCTGGCAGGGGGCAGACTACTAACATCTCCTCCTCTTGCTTTACTGTAGTCAGCAGGACTAAACCTTGTTTCACATGAAAAACAGTAAGCACTGCCATTCATATACTCTGATAGAGCATCACTGCTATTACAAGATACACAAGGTAAGTGTTGATTTTTGTATCTTGGTTCGTTGGTTACTTCCATAATAGTGTTCCCTGTTTTACTGTTGTTCTGGTTGTTCAATCATTTCCTCAGTAAGATGCTTCTCCCTCAATGTCTTATAAAAAACAGTAAGCGCGGTCTGCGCTGCTAAAGTTTTATCGCCACAGTCTTGCAGCTCTAGCTGGACTTTCTGTATCACCCGACTAAGACCTCTTATAAGCTCTGCATTTTCTTCAGTAGTCTTATCTAGGTCATAGTTCTTTCCTTCAAATACAATTTTTTCTACCATCAGAATGCCACCTCATCTTCTGATACAGTAGGTTCATTTAGTTCTACTACTTGAACAGCTACCAACATAGGACGCTTGTATCGAGTAGTCTTTCCATACTCGTAAGCTTTCCATTGAACCCTAACGGTACTGCCATTCTCTATCCTGTCTTCAATAGAAAGGAGGTTCTTATCTATGTCCATAACAGGAGGGTTAGTATTAGGATTACCTTTATAATCATTGGCCCACTTCAAGAAAGTAATAACAGGCTTGTCAGTATAAGACGCTCTCCCAGCTTCCTTCATACCAGCATTGAATCCTGCATCCTCAAAAGCTTCAAAGATTTCCTTGTCTACTGCTAAGTTTATTTCCCACTGGTACTTGCCAGATCCCGGCGACTGCTTTTCGTTGTAGTCAGGAACAGCATCGTAGACCTTTGCAAAATAACTTCCACCTTCAATAATGTTTGATAATTTAGCCATTTGTTTTTCCTTGGTTTTTTATAAAAGTTAAGTACTCTTCGACTAAGTTATAGCCGTTATGCTCGATACCTTGCCCAAAAGTTATTTCTATTGAGTTAGGATCTTCATCACATTGTCTGGTACGGTGAGTTAGTTTATCTTTGTACATCTCTTCACCGTACAACGATGTAAAATGTTGCCACTGGTCTTTATTCATAATGATCATTTATGTCCTCCCTGTAAGTAGTTAATGAATTCAGGTATAGATGAGTAGATAAACCTTTCATCTATGGGGAGATTAGGTAAGTAATTGAGGGCAGCTATTCTTTTTGAAATAACAAAAGAAACAAAGTGTTCGACTACGTCTTTGGCTGGTGCATCCACTTGTAACGAGGATGCAAAAGCCAAGACAAAAGTCTCCTCAATAAGCTTACGCTCTTTTGATGTATCCATTGGGGACTCCTCGCTTAAGCGGCTTTAAGCAAGGTGCAAGCAGATCTTACGCTATTCGCCCTATCAACTTTAGTGGATACAATGTTCTTTTTTGAAGGTTCAGTTGAAGCAGGAGCATGAGTAGCCCAGCCTGTCATCGCGTTGTACGCAGCCCATTCATTAGAACCAAGTGCTACAACTTCTTCAGTTGTGTAACGATTCCACATGAACTGCATAGCCTTAGACTTTCTGTAGCTAGTAGAAACTAACAATTCAGACAAGGTCAACTGAGTATCTATCTTGAACTTTGATGCTGCCGCAAAGATTTTGAATGCTTCCATGTTAGTGATGGATTGATTCTTCCATGCAGTCCAGCGTTCCTTCTCAGCCTCAAACCCTTGAAGTACATCAGCTATTTTTCTAGCTCCATATTCAGGTGACATGCTGGGGGTATGCTTAGTCTTGAACAGACTGAAGTAATCCATAGATACTTGACGATTCATGCAGATCATACGGATAGCCCCAGCTTCAAGCGTGAAGCACCAGCTACCATCACCACTGTTTCTATGTGCCAGTTGCAATGCAGACACATCACCATTGCCTAAGTCTATAGTGTGAGCAGGAAGTGTGTACATTACTGCATATCTGGCTCCTTCATGCGACTGCTCGTATGTTCTAGTCATGTCAGTACAATCTAGACCAGATCCAGCAAGCATTGTTTCAATGATGTTTACACCATCTGCTGGTTGGTAGTCTATGTTGTAATTTTTCTTGACTACATTGATCACTTGATCATTGCGAGTATTGTAGATGACTTTACGGTCAGCACATTTGGTGAGTATCTCTGCATCATCACCCAATTTAAAATGCACAGGTGAAGAAGCATAGATTGGTAATTCATTTTCTAAACTACCTAAACCAAACTTTGCTAAGGGGGTTTTATCTGAGGGTACTTCTGTTTTAACGTGTGAGTTAAAGCTAAGGATGTTGCTGTCACTATTCATAATATTGTCCCTGTTGTACTCTAGTTTTATTAATTCAGTAAAAATAATTACTGATCTGTGAAATATGTAAATGATTGTACTGGACAACCACACATAAAAAAAGACTAATTACTTCATTCCATACTCTCTCCATTGTTATGTATCAATAGTGAAGGAATTATGTAGAACTCTGTAGAAATAATGGAGGCATACATAATATAAAGTGCAGGGATTAATACAATTAAGGGGCATATGAAAGGGCTAACTACGCCCACCAGCCTTTCCCCGAGGCATTGTATTTTAAGATGTCCCTGCTCACCCTTGGAGTATCTAAGGCTGGCTAACTAAGGATAACTTACAACTTGTACTGCGTGATACTTTATTCTAGTGGCTAGTCCTGTTCCTCTTAAGCGTTGCGCCCAGATAACACTCACTACTTCTAGTTCATCTGAGTTTATATAAGGCATGGTTCTAGCCTTAGCTTTGATACCATCAAGAACATCTGTGTCATAACAACTATAGCCCACAAATGTTCCTCCTTCTTCCTGCATCAAGGCTAAATCTATACTGAAATGGTGTAGCTTTTTAAGGTCTTCCTGCCTTGCTATACACATAACATGTTCTATCTGTTCATTCATATTCTTTCTCCTTTTTCAACAAGAACGCTCTTGCTTCATACACTTCAGCCCACGAAACAGACTCATCGTCACTATCGTTGTAAACATTTTCTAAATCAGTGAGGTTCTTTGCTGTGTCTATTAGACAATCAAAAACTTTGAGCAGTAGTTTTCTATCGTCGGTCACGGTTCGATCTCCTCTTCATCAGTATTACTCCTAAGAGCATCTGTTATTTTAATTAATAGATCTTCTAACTCTTCCCTGTCAGCAAGATCTTCAGTGTCCAACTCAATAGTTAAATTAATTTTCATTGGGTTTATCCAGCACTCCAAGATCAAGACCTAGCTGCTCGAAATGCTGCTGTAATACAGGCTCTTTTCGTTTAGCAATTATCGCATCACCTTCAGCCACTAACTCATCAAAGGCTTTCCAAGTACCCTTAAATATTGGTAGGCCACTCTCATCCTTTTCAATAAGCTGAACATTACTAGGCATAGTGCGTATGAATTCCTCATGTTCTTCTTTAGACTGAAAGGTAATCCTTGTGGCCCTTTTGTTATAAGGAGAAAAGGATATTATTTTTGCTACTTGAAGGGGGTATTTCATTAGGCTTGCTCCTTTGAGGGGGTTACGAAAATCTGCTGACCGTCTTCAAATTTGTAAAATTTACCTCCATTCAACTCACCAATTTCAGGATTAGCTTTTAGCCATTCTGTGACCTTAGCTTTCTGGGCAATTTCTTTTTGATCTTTTATCCATGCGTTGTGGTCTTCGTTAGTGTTCCTCATTTACACTTGCTCCTACTTAGTTTCTTCTGGTGCAGCATAAGGTATGAAAAACTTAACGTGTACAAACCCCCCGCTCATAGAAGAAATGGTGAAAGTATATGGGCAGTCTTCTACCCACGCTAAAAACTCAGTTAAATTATTTACTTGAAAAGTCATTGCACTTGCTCCTCTAGTTTAGTTAGTTCTTCTTTAGCCCATGCCACATCTTCTGCATTAGTACTGCCTTGAATTATTGCTTTAAGACAAACGATGTGACCTTCACGGGTTGGGGGCAGGTCTATAGTTTCCATTGTGCTTACTCCTTTAGTTTGTTTTTATTTTTCTGCAGCCACTTGTCAGCCAGTTGCCTAGC